GAATAGTGTTTATAAACGCCTCTAATGACTTTAAATGCTCTTCGTTTAGTTCAATCTTCTTCATAGTTGGTATTTTTACAAATTTAGGTAAAATTATTTAGCTGCAATCAATGCTTTTAATTCTTCTATTTCTAATTTTAATTCTTGTATGGCTTTTACCAATGTTGCGTAGATAGCATCTTTTTCAAGACCTAAGTATTTAACATCATCTCCAAACTCTTTAATAGCTTCTGGCATTACATCTTGTACCTCTTGTGCTATAAATCCAAATTGAACTCCTTGATTAATTTCATCATTTTTCCAATTATAGCTTACTGGTCTAAGTTTTAATATATCACTAAGCCCCCAAGAAATATCTGTAATGTTATCTTTTAACCTTTCATCTGAAGGGTTTGTACTTGTTAAAACTCCACCATTTGAATATACTAACCCAGTTCCAAGACTATTACAAAATACATTTCCTTGTTGTGTCAAAGTCATACAAGATACTTGACCACCATTGTATGTAAAAAATTGCATATTCCCAACTTGTGCGGAATTGGAAACATCATTTACTAATATTCTACCATTATTATTTCCGTTAAAACCTTTAAATGTTAATTCAGTTGCTAATGGAGAACCAGAGTCACCACTTTGTCCATTAGTTGTGATATTTATACTTGAACCGCTATTAGTTGCAGTAGTTAAAGAGCTTGCTCGTACACTTGAACTAAATGTAGCAGGACCCGTTGCCCCTAATGTAAAAATAGGTGTAGTGTAATTTGAACCGCCTTCTGTTGTACTTGGTGTTATTGTAAATGAACCTTCTTGATATTCATCAACTGCAATTTGAAAATTACGATTAACTCCAAAAAACCTATTTGTTACAAAGTATGCTTTTGTTCCTCCGCCTGAAAATATTGTTAAATCACCATTAAATGTAGCACTTGTTGCCGTTACACTACTTGAGAATGTAGCAGCACCAGTAGATGCTATTGTAAGCAAATTACTAAATGAACTATTAAATACTTTAAATCCACCACTATCAGCTCCTAAATACATTAAACCTGCACTTCCACCAGTTCTTTGTAATCTTAATTGAGCAGTACCATCAGCAACAATTAAGGAATGATAATCATTGCCCGTAGCAGATAGTATACCGTTAAACGTAGCACTTGTACCAGATAATGAACCAGTTAGTGTACCACCTGCTAAAGGTAAATAAGCACCACTTGCTAAAACTGAAGTATTAACACTTCCATCAGCCATTAAAAACTGACTTGCTGTACCACCACTCTTAACTAAAGTAGTTGCGTTTAAAGTACCTATAATTGTAGCAGCGTTTCCACTACCACTTGCTTTGTTTATGTATAATCCTTCTCCGTTACCACTTTTAGTAATGTTTAACGCTATACCGCTTCCGCTTGTATGACCAATAGTGAAAGTATCACCACTACCGCTACTTGAAAAGCTACCAGTAGTTCCAATTAAACCGCCAGTTAAAGTACCGCCAGTCAAGTTTAACTTAGCATTAAGCTGAGTCTGTATAGCACTTGTTACACCAGCTAAATAACCTATTTCTGTAGTTGTAGTAGTCGCACTTGCTGCAATCTTACCACTACCATCAGAAACTAATGCTCTTGATGCAGTTAAGTTAGCAGTAACTACGCTTGATGCACCACCAGTAATAGCGGCTTGTGCTCTTGCTGTAGTAAAGTATTGATTTGTTCCCTCAGCAACATCTGATGTTGTTAGAACTACTGTTCCAGCAAATCCGTTTACAGTTGTAACTGGGAAAGTAATGTTTGTATTAGAAGCACTTGTGATTCTACCCTTGCTATCTACAGCGATTGTAGGCACAGCAGTAGAAGTTCCGTAAGTTGTTGCAGTAACTCCAGTATTAGCTAAAGTTAAAGTAGATGATACGTTTGCACTACCATCAAAACTTACTGAATAAGTAGCATCACCACTTGCAGAGATTGTTCTTGCAGTAGATAAAATGTTTGCAGCGTTTGCAGTACCATTTAAGTTACCGTCTACGTTACCAACTAAAGTTGCAACTGTATAACCAGTTCCAGTAGTGTTAACTACGTTTGTAGGTTCATCTACTAAACCAGTAAATATCTTAAACTTACCAGCATCAGAAGCATCTCTGAATAAACCAGTAAACTCTACTCTTTCTTGTACTGAATCATAGTATCTACCATAATATCCGATGTCAACCGCATCTGTTGTATTGTTAGTGTTAGCTACCTCAAACAATGGGTCTTTAGAAGATATTGATTCTGTGTTTACATAAGTTGCAGTACCATTGATAGTTAAATTACCGCTTACAACTAAGTTGTTAGGCATTGTAACATCGTTAGTAAATCCTATTGTTGTAGTGTTACCTACAGTTGTAGCTGCAATTTGATTTGCAGTTCCGTTTATTGTTGTTATGCCTTGGTCAGTCCAAGTTGCTGTTATTACATTGGCATCTTGTTGAGTTAGGCTTAAAGTCTTTGTTGTTGTACCAGTTACTGCAGCAGATACGATAGAACGATTGTAAGCTATATCGTATTCACCTAATTTAACCGTAGTAGGAATCGCATAACCAGCAGTTAAGCTGAATACACCACTATTGTTTGCGTAAGTCAAACCAGTCGCAGATGAGGCCAATGCAAGTCTTGCACGAGCATCTGTGTAATATAAGTTAGTGCCTTCTGCTAAGTCTGTAGTAGTCTTTGCAGCTAAAGCACTATTAAATCTTGCTTGTGTATAGTAAAGATTAGTTCCTTCAGCCAAATTGGTTGTACTCTTATTACTAAAAGCAGTATCAAATCTTGCTTGAGTGTAATATAGGTTTGTACCCTCTGCTAAGTTAGTTGTTGTTGAAGCAGCTAAATTAGTTGCAAAATTAGAGTTACCTCTTGCCTCTGTCCAATATAAGTTAGTTCCTTCAGCAATGTTTGTTGTAGTCAAAGTAACTGAACCACCTAAAGATACCGCTTGACCATTAATAGTTATTGAGCTATTAGTCAAACTTGCATTAGGAATAGCAGCTAAGTTAAATACTCCAGTTGTGTTATTGTATGAAAGACCAGTTCCAGCAGTTACACTTAAAGCAGTTCTTGCTCTTGCATTAGTAAAGTACAAGTTTGTAGAACCTTCTGCTAAATCATTTGTATCACTTGCAGCAAGGTTAGTAGCAAAGTTTGCGTTACCTCTTGCTTCTGTAAAATAAAGATTCGTTCCTTCTGCCAAGTTCGTTGTGCTCTTAGCAGCGAAAGCTGAATCAAATCTACCTTGAGTATAGTATAAATTGCTACCTTCTGGTACAACGCTTGTAGTTCCAGTAAAGTTACCAGTTAAAGTTGCAGCACCATCATTATAAGTCCATGTAATTCCAGTACCATTCTGAATCAATGCTGCTACAGTATCATCGATAAGGTCTTTAATCTGTATTCCACCACCAGTAATAATCAAGTCGCCAGTAATAGTTAAATCACCATTAACAGTTGCAGCTAAAGTAGAAAGAGATAAAGCAGTGTTTACCCCAGCACCATCTTGAACTGGCTGTAAAGTAGCACTTACTCCAACATTATTAGCACCAATCTGTAGTACTTGTCTATATGTATTTTTTACCGCTTTACCTTGAAGAGTAGCCATTATATTTTAATTTTTTTAATTTGATTAACCATTTTATATAGTTCTTCTGAAGCCGACAAGAATAAGAATGGTCTATGGGGCAAATTTACTACATTTCCGTTATTTCGTTTAAACGTCTGTGCGTACCCCTCAAGTTTATTCATATTTAAGTTTCTATAATATGGTATTTGAAAAGATGGCCCAGTACCAAACTCGACAAATGGAGAGTAATATGCAGTTGACCCAACCTTTGCTCCTGCGTTCATATTGTAAGGAGTGCTATAAATAGAACCCTTTAATTTGTAAGTTTCACCGTATGGAGCACGAGCCCTTGCGTTATTTTCTATATTAATCACACTTTGATTAATGATAGCTTGAACCTTTTGAGTAATAACATTAGGTGCCTCTTTTAACCTTTTTGATAGGTTAGTTATGCTGCTCGTTTTATCTATTGAAAATGACATTAAGTAGTTTCCCAGGTTGTACTAATATTCTCCCAGAAAGCAGTAATACTATCCCAAGTACCAACTCTCTTTAAGGTAGAACAAGTGATTCTCAAAAAGTTGTGGCCGTCAAACTCATCTATTACGCTGCTAATCAAGTAGATATTGCTATCATACAAAATAGTAAGGTCATTAGAAATAG